CTGTAACCAATCGGTTACATAACAGGATCCAAGCACCAGCTAAGTAAATTTTTAGTTAACTAAATAAACTTAGCGACAATTGCTACAAAAACTTCTTTGTAAGTAAAAAGTTATTCAACTATGTTTTTTGATCTTTACTACAGCTTCAAAGCAAACAAAGTTAACTCAAGCAAATGGGTTGACTCCAGCTGAACTGGGTGTTATAGTTCAGACTGTGACCAACACATCACACCATCACAACAAAAGCACATGAAACTCGAACACCTAATCAAGCAGGCAAGAGCCAGCGTCACTTGCTGGTCGGACTGTGACCACGCTCTGACGGAAGTCAACGAAGCCTACGGTGCGCCGTTCGAAGCGGCTCGCGACAAACTTAATTCGTCATTGCTTCTTGCTGAACAAAACGGCACCAAAATTGATCAGCTACAAGGTTCAGACTCTCCGTTCAGGTTTCCTGATCTCGGAGCTATGGTCGTCGTTCGCATTAGCAAACTGCCAACGCCGAACAACAAGATTGAGACTATTGATCTGCGGATCGAGCGACTCGAACGCGAGCTTAAGTTAGCCAAGAATGAACGCAAGCGTTTGCTTGAGCAACTTAAGATCAAAGGTCACGAATTTGTCACCCAAAAAATCACAACCGCTTTCAAGCACATCACCAAATGACTGAAGCTTTTATCCTCCATTGCTCCGTCGCGGCCAGCGTACGTCAGAGCATTCAGATTGCTTTCGAAGATTACAAACTACCAGAAGATGTAATCGACACACTGAAGAAAGCTAACGCTATCTCAATCAGACCTAACTTATCCAAGGCATTGAAAACATGTCTTGATGAGCTAAGACTAATGCAGCGTTATCTTTATGATCGCTGCACAATTCATCACGGTGATGTTCACTTCCTTCACCCGGATCACTTTCATGAAGCTATGGAGCGGATTGAAGAGATCAAAAATCACGCAACGGTCTGTAACACAACACTTAAAGAGAAGTGGCGGGAAGAATTCGACACCTGGAATTCAATGGTCGATAACTTCTTTAGTCCTCTCTTTAGCGACAAGAATCAACTTGCGCTTGTTCGTGAAGCATACTTACGTATGTTTCCAACGGCAGAAGAATTCAGCGCTCCGATTTCAATTCATGTAGTCGGTCCTTACCCAGCGTCATTAGATAAAGTTGATGACCCTAAAGACGTCGTTGACTACATGAAGAACGCTGCAGCTATTAACACTGAAAAAGTGTTGGAAGCTGCAAAGCTTGGTTCCAGGGACGCCAGCATGTTAAAGATTGCCGAGCTTCTTGACGACCTCGACGCAAGGTCAGCAAACAAAGTCGGTGATCGTGTCTTGAGTGACAACCCTAAAAAGCGTGGTTCTTGGCAAATTATTGCTTCCGAATTATCTTTATCCGCCACCCACAATCCTGCTCTCAAACCAATCACGAAACTAATTTATGACCTTATCGAAGTAGGAAAACACATGCGCGACGAGCCTAAGGGCGCAACTCGCATGGCAGCATTTCAACGCTACTCGGAAATTCGCGATGACATTCGCGAAGAAGCTAAAGCGATCGCTGCGGCGGCAGATAGCACTAAGGGTTTTGAAGCTCTTCAAAAGTCTCTAACACTCTCAAACGTTTACCAAGACCTTCTTCAAAATGTTGCTAGTTGTAATTCCGTTGATGATCTTGATCAGCTTGAAGCTGAAATCGAAACGCAAACGAGCGTTTACAAACACCGAGCTAAACATCTTCAGCAGGTTTTCGCGAAAACTAAGGAAACATTGGTTGCTCGCGCCAACCTTTCAGCAGTTGCTGAAGAGCTTGCAACGAAAGAAATTAAATCAGAAGGTGATTGCGACTTCTGAGTGTTTTGTTGATTATTACGATTCTTTTTAATCGTTAATTATTACGATTCTTTTTAAACATGGACAACCAACTTTCAATCATGAACCACGAACTCTTCGCTAACTTTCAAAATTTTCGAGCAAGCATCAACTCTGCTTTTCTTGAGCGATCTGATGTAATCGATGGTGTTCTTGCATCGATGCTTACAAAGCAGAACTGTTTTCTGTTCGGAGCACCGGGCACAGGTAAGTCCGAACTTGTACGTGCTGCTGCAAATGGTTTTAGCGGTTCTAAGTTCTTTAGTTATTTGTTATCTCCCACAACGGATCCTTCGGAACTTTATGGTCCGGTCGCTGTCTCCAAACTTCTGGAAGACGAGTACACACGAGATGTCAAAGGTTATTTGCCTGACGCTAACGTAGCTTTTTTGGATGAGTTGTTTCGCGGTAGTTCTGCGGTACTCAACTCACTTCTACAACTACTTAATGAACGCACGTTTAATAACGGTCGGGATCTTATAAAAACTGACGTTCAATCTATTGTCGCTGCAACTAACAGCTTCCCTGCCGAAGAATCTTTGCAAGCTTTTTGCGATCGATTCTTGTTCCGACCAACGGTGGAAGGTTTGAAAAAACCTACAAGTAAGCGAAAGCTTTATAGTTGGGCAGTTAACAACAATCGTCCTGATGTAAAGAGCGAGCTTACAGTAGACAATCTTAGTGAACTACAAAAAATTGCTTCAAAGGTGGAAGTAAGCGATAACTTCCTTGACGTATTCAGCGAAACAATAGACATTCTTGAGTCTCGTGGCTTGAGTATTTCTGATCGTCGTCGTGTTCAAATCCTTAAGTTCCTTAGAGGATGGGCTGTTGTTCAAGGCGAAGAAACTGTGCATCCAGAGTATCTCCATTCAACCCTGCATCACATCGTTTACCAAACTCCAGAAGATATCACGACAATTCGAGAGGTTGTTGATCAGTGCGTTCCCACAGCAGAAAAGTTCTTCCGTTCAGTTCAAAAGGCTGCTAACGGAATCATGAGCGAGTTCAACTCTTATCGATCTAAGAACATCGATAATCTCACAGACATCAATGCCCTGGTCTCAAAACTTAAAGAGCTGCATAACGACATGCGCGCTGTTGCAGAAAGAGCCGAACGTACCTTAGATGATGGAAACATGAAGCTAACAGCAGCAATGAGGCTGAAAGCTACTAAGATCTGTCAAGAAGTAAATCACAACCTCGATCAAATCTCTGAAAACATTTCTCGTTATTCCAAATGAACACTACGACTGAGATCATTCGCCTTGCAGAATCGGAGCCTCTGGTTCTGACTGTATCTGCATTAACTGATTTTCTGTGGCCTGAATTGATTTGACATCCGCCAGCTAAGTCGTTTTGGTAAAGAAGTTTTCGAATTTCTTTACACAGGTGGTGATGTAAATCCAATCGTGTCGTTTGAAGATATTGAACAATATTTCCGGCAGAAACAAGATGGTAAAAGTCCGACAATGCCGAAAGGCTATAAGCCAGAAAACAGTTTGTGGAACATGGTACTAGATGATATTGTAAATAGCCCTGCGTACCCACAGCTCAACTCTTTGTGCTTAGGTAGTCACTTTAACTCAGGCAACAATTCTGTTTGTATTCTCAACGAACTTAGCTCCGTCATGGAGCAAATGCTTGAAAACAATCAGGCTGCATTGGCTGCGCTTACCGAAAAAGCGCAACAGTTAACTGACATCCGATCTAAGTTCGTCAAGGCTATGAAAGCCGGTGACACTCAGACCGCAGCAGAGTTGCGCCAACAGGGTAAAGAGCTAGGCGAAGAAATTGAAAATGCTTTGAAAAATGTACACCAAGAATACAAACCTGAGATCGATAAGTCGATTGAAAAAGCTCAAGAAGAAGCTTCAAACATCGAAGAAGCTATGTCTGCTCTTGCTGGTGACAACAAGGGAGTCGGAGTTAAGTTAACTAACATTGAAGAAAAGAATGAACTTGCGCGTAAACTACGCACCAACAAAAGATTATTAGCTTTTGCTCGAAGACTCGGTGCACTGAAGAAAGCTTGGTCACAACGGAAACGAGCTAAGAAACATTCATCTTCTTACAGCGACATTGTCGGCGCGGTAATGTCCGACCAGGTGACGAAAGCATATCCGTCCGAAATTGCTCTGGCTGCCACGGAGACTGGTCGTGCTTTATTTGCACTCAAGTATTCTGAGCGGACTCTTCTTACAAAAGATTACGAAGCCAAAAGCAAAGAACTAGCTCGAGGTCCAGTTGTTATGTATGTCGATATCTCTGGATCTATGTCGGGAGAATCAGAGCTTTGGTCTAAAGCAATTGCTTATGTAGTAGCTGAAGAATGCGCTAAGGACAACCGCGAGCTGCAAGTACATTTGTTCGATACTTGCGTAGACAAAAGTATTGCAATCAAGCCAGGTTCTTCCGACTTCTCTGACTTGCTTCGATTTATCTTGGAGTGGTTTACCCACGGTGGCACTTCTTTTGACCAGGTTATGAAACACGCTTACGCCCGCGCAGACATCGACCCTAAAGCTGATGTGCTCCTGATTACAGACGGTGAGTGCGAAGTGACGGATGCTGTGGTGCGCAAGTTCAATGCATTCAAGGATGAACAAAGTCTCGATGTGCATGCGTTCTGCATCGGCAAGAAATCCAAAGCTCTTGCCAGATTTTGTGACGACGTGCAATTAGTCGATACGTCAGAAGATGCTGACTCATCAGAACTGTTGCAGAAGGCAATCGCCTGACTTCGTATTAGCTTGTAGGTGTCTCAATGACACCTACATGCCAACGCTTAAACAGGACATTGAAACCATCAAAGGTATAAGCGACAAATACAAAACAACCGAAATAAAACTAGAGCTAAGACACTGGCTAGCTTCGTGCTTCATACACAAACAAATAAACATAAATAGGCAAACACACTATAAACATTTGGTTATTACATTTATAGCGCTAAAAGGCAGAGACTTTATTAATGTGGCAATTTTTGATACCAACAAAAAATTATATTCTGATGATAGGTCGATCCTACTCAAGCCTTACATATTAAAAAATTTTGGAGTAGAGTCACTCGACAAGCTTCACCAGAGCACTAGGTGCACTGTGTGCGATGTATGGCAGATGGTAGAAGAAGTTGAGGTCGAGATATTAGATTGCTTGGGTTGTTGACCATTGCTGAATATCTCTTATAGTTGGCAAGCCAGAGCCTACAACAATGAAGCTCAACTTTGAACTCTGTGGCGTCCAGCTCAAAGAAGCTGAAGCCACTTCCCTACATTGCTCTTCTGGACGCTAAAAAGCTTTTCAGCTTGAGCATTGAAAAGCAAAAGCCTGAGCTAGCGGCACTCGCCGCCAAATTGGCGATCAAGGTCCCTAATGCCAAAATTGCCAAGAAAAAACAACCTGTTGAGCGTACGGCTATCCCAGACTTAGAAGTCAATGCTCTGACAATCGACGAAGGTATTGAAAAGCTTTGCAGTGAAAAAACATTGTGTAGCGCTGGGGCCGCGATGATCCTCAAGTCTTGTTCTATGCGTGACAACGAGACTCTGAGACAAATCGCCGTGGATCATGTCAACAAGCTTTGGATTAAAGATATTAATCCTCGTTCGACTGTCTTTAACGGTTTTAAAAAGGTCAACGGTCTTTACATGCCGTTTATTGCTCGGGCTTCTAAGGGAACGATCACTTATCACAGCTCGCCTCTTTACAACTCTGTTCGTGAGGGTGCGTCTTTTCTCGTCAAGAGTGGTTTTGTGAAGGCTGTGGCTGAAGTCGAATTTGGTTCAGAGCAGAAAGAGCTGAAGGGCAGCGAAACCTTGTTGAGGCGGAAGGTCTACCGTTTCACGCTCACAGACGCAGGTCGGGAGCTGATCAATTCTTGGGGCGATGCCGAAGACTTTATTTTTAATTACTGGAACGACCGGCTGAACTGAACAGACCGGCTAAACTTCATGGACCGCACAAGCGGTCCTTTTTTATTGCCATGAACGTCAACTACATCACCACACGAGAACAGTTCGAAGAAGCTTTGGCTCAGCTTTGGACGATGCCTAAGCTGTGTGCTGACTTTGAAACTACCGGGCTCGATGCTCGTGTGCACGAACCTAGATTGCTTCAGTTATGTACGACAGCGGAAGTGGAAGATAGAACTATTTACGTAATAGATTTCTTTAAATGTGAGGACACTACAGGTCTTAAAGAGCTGCTCACTTCTCGTGAGATGTTACTCTTCCACAACGCTAACTTCGACTTACAGTTCCTTTTAAAGCTAGGTATTGATTACAAGCACAAAATTTTTGATACTTTTATTGCCGAAAGGTGTCTCGTAGCTGGTGCGAAAGAAAAGAAAATCAGCCCTCAGACGAAAAAAGCTTTCTTCGCTGACGTACGTTGCAACCTTAAAACCGTAGCCGAACGTCGTTTAAATATAGAACTTGACAAAGAGCAGCAAGTATCAGATTGGTCGAAAGAAGATCTCGACTTAGAGCAGATTGAATACGCAGCAAAAGACGTAGATATCCTTCCAGCGATTGCAAAAAATCAACTAGAAGAATTAGCTGCTGAAAACCTTCTAGAGGTCTACACCTTAGAGAGTAAAGTAATTCGACCTGTAGCTCTTATGTGTCACTATGGTTTCAATATCAATATTAACAAAATAAAAGTACTAAAAGCTAGGAAGCAAGCAGAGCTTGACACAGCTACTAGATTGTTCTGTGAGTCTATTGACAGGCGTCTACCTGATGCGAAAAAACTACCTAGACGAGCTGACGGAACTATTGCAATCGGAAAAAATGCTAAGAAGGAATTCAATCCTGGATCAAATGTCCAGTGCATCAAGTATTTTAATGAGATCGGCACTGCTTTACCAACTGACTCTGGAACTGGAAAGCAGACACTGTCGCAGGTAGCATTATCGGAGTTTGACAGCGATGACGAAACACTCAACTTACTCAGAAAACGAACAAAACTTGAAACTGCGCTCGGGCATGTTGACAAGATTATTGACAACATTAATCCTGTTTCTAACCGTATGCACAGTGGTTATAATTCATACGGAGCCAACAGCGGACGATTCACTTCCAGCGGATCTAAAAGAGTTACGGGAAAGAAGAAGAAAGAAATCTGGGGAATCAATATCCAACAAGTACCTAGAGATAAAGAATTTAGAGAGTGTTTTATTCCCACTGAGGGCTTCAAGTTTCTTATCGCTGATTACTCTCAAATCGAACTCAGACTTGCAGCGGAACTAGTAAACATACCTCAAATGATCCAAGCTTTTAACGAAGGTTTAGACCTCCACTCATTAACAGCGAGTCTCATCTACCACGTTGAGATCGACAAAGTTGAAAAAAGTCAGAGGCAAATGGGTAAGACACTGAATTTTGCTCTGCTTTACGGTATGGGTTTCAGGAAGTACAAAACATATAGTGCTACATCGGGAAACATAATAACTTTATCGGAAGCTAAAACCGCTCACGCTGGGTTTCACAGAGCTTATCCGCGTCTGCGGGAGTGGCACAGAGAAAGAAGTGCGATGGTTGAAGATGGGTGGACATACGTACGGACTCCGATCGGTAGGCGTAGGTTGCTGAGTTACGACGATGCAACGATGTCGGCATGTGCGAACACACTGATTCAAGGTGCTGGTGCTGACATCTTAAAAATTGCTATAGCCAAGCTAGGTGAGCATATATCGAACGAGTTCAGGCCGATCGCCACGGTGCATGACGAACTTATTTTTGAAGCTGTTGAAGACAAAGCAGATCACTACAAGGACGTCCTGGAGACCTGCATGAAGGAAGCGGCGGAAACCGTACTGAAAAAAGTGCCAGTAAAATGCGATGCTGGTGTTGCGGAAAACTGGTCCGAAAAATGACCTTGACTATTTGGCTCCCCTCAACAGAGGGACGGGACGTATTCACAGCTAAAACCGATAGCGGTTATTTCGGCTGTTTTAAATCACAGGATTATCTTGTCATGACACCAAACTTTTTTGCAAAACCTCTCGAAGCGGCTAACGCAGCTCGTCGTTTGAAAAAAAAGATGCAATCAAGTCCGACAATTAAAGCGGTGACTAAAGTAACAAAAAAATCATCAAAAATTAAACAAAATAATAAAAGACAGGTAAAGTTAACGGGCAGGCTTTACACCGTCGAAGAGACTCAAAAGATGCCTCTTCTAAGATTTCAAGAGATTTGGGTCGTCACCCACGGTGATGATTACGTGGCCGACTGCTTGAACACAGAAAAAAAACAACTGGTTTCGTTCACACCCAACAAAGAAAAAGCTAAAAAATTTAAAGATCACGAAGAAGCTAAACGTGCGATGAACACTCTCAAGGGTGTGGTTGGACCTGGCTTCAACCTAATGAGGTACTGGGTTCGAGTAGACTAAAATTAAAAATTATTACTCGAAGTCATGAGGTACGCAGGGGATTATTTTGGCGTGAGTATCGCTGAACCAGAAAATCGCGATAGTTCAAAACTGCTGAGCTACTTCCCTGCGCTCCGTAGTACTTACGGTACGGTGGAACCACAGCTGTACAACCTTTTGCAGGGTTTAAACCGAATATCGGAAAAGATAACCCAGACCAGATTAAAAAACCTGGTACAGGTACAGCATTTGGTGGTTCAAAACCAGGTGAATTTTAAGTATAGTTAGATGTATACGGCGTATAACTGAATCAATGACCGCTTCTCGTCGCAAATATACTCCTTCAATTATCGACCAGATTCGACTAGCGGGATCTCGTGTAGGGCTTGATCTGGCTGGATTGTTTGAAGAAAGTGAAGACGGGGAACTAGGCTTCGGTGGTTTCGTTCCTTCCTTTACGACAACTCAGACGAACAAAAGTCGTGGAAATGTTTTAACTTATCGTCCGCAAGCTAGGGCTACAAGCACAACTGAATTTTCGTTAACTCCGGAGGCGGATCCCTCCACGATGAGTCAGAGCCAAAGTCAAACCACGTCGGTTAATCTGCCAGGCGGAGATATTGTCGATCCTGTTACCAAAGAACCCGAAAAGCCTAAATACCCCGATTTAACTGAATTAGCGGGCAAGTATGGTCAAAGTTCACTCTTTGGCGCAATGGATTACGTTAAGGCAAAAGAAGAGGGATATTCAGATGAAGACATTCTCGGATATTTAAGACAAAATCCGCAGATGCTGCATGAGACAAATAAGCCAGGTAAGACGACCGGTCTATTTGAACAAATTAATCGAGGTGCGGTTGATACGTCTACAGCAGTTCCTCGCGACTGGTCAGTACAAAACCTAAATTACACGTCCACAGAGGGAGGTGGTCAGGCGTTCAGGCCCGCTCAGACATATCAAAACGCTCCTGGTATCTCTACAGCCTTTGGTCAAAGCAGTAAATACTTCGGTGGTGAAGATCTAACTGCTGCTCGACAGTCTGGTTATAGTGACGCTAACATTAAATCGTTCTTAGAAAAAAATCTTGATCTCGTTCGCGGTCCTAACGTACCTGGTGGTGAAAGCGAAATCGGCCAACTTTTGAAAGATTTGCAGACCATCGCTCCGCAACCGGTTAGCACTCCGAGCGGAGGTGGTGGCGGCGGTAGCTCAGCGCCTACAAGTAGTAAAGGAACACCGATTGGTTTCAGTGCGACTGGTAGTACGGCAGGTTCCGAAGACTATTTCGGAGGTGCTGACATCAGACAAGCCTTGAGTCAAGGTGCAACAATTAAAGATATTCAAGAAGCTACTAAAGCATACTCACAACAAGGTAAAACTAGACAAGGCATGGCGCCAGGCGGAGAATTTTATGAGGCGATCATGCGCGGCGATCTTAGTTTTGCTCAGTGATCGAAAGCTATAACTTAGTAGTCTTTAAAGAAAACAACAAAACAAAGCTAAGCGTCTTCGCACACGACGCTGCCCACGCGCAGGCGCAGGCTTTGGATATCGCTAGAAGTTTAGAAGCAGATAAGTTTGAACTTGTTTACGGTCTAAACAAAGTAAGTAGACTTAGTGATCTATATAGGAGACTCGCCTACAGCGATTTTAAACACCAAGAGTGCTTCGAATGGAAAGGTCCTGTAACTAACCAAGTGCCTTCTGTGTATGCAGTTGGTAAACGGTTTTACATACGCCCACTGATACAAGGTTATTTAGGTTTAGATAAAGACAAAGTAGTAAAAAACACTTGTAAAAACCCTAAGTGCATAAATCCTTACCATAATCATTATTTAAACAACAAAAACTCAAAACTCAGTGGCGGCGACGTCCAGATGGCGTTAGCATTCCGAAGCCAAGGCGCGAGCGTTCAGCAAATCGCCAAGGCACTCAACGTCCATAGAACAACGATTTACCGGACTCTCAAAAATGAATGTGTTCCTATTGGGGATCAGGATCACTGACGAAGCGATTACTGAAGACGGCAAAGTCAACGTTATCGCGGAGTCTCTTCCTGCGTCCAATAAGAGAATCGCGACAAAGGTTCAGCTAATTCAAAAAGCCGACCATTATGTCGGTAAACTCCTGAGCGACCTAAAGCAGAAAGACGAAATTCTTGCAATCGGTCCAACTAAAGCCACGCCGGATGGTGTAATTCAAATGCAGCCGATGCTTGTCGTGACTCGCGACAACTTCTCTGACATCCTCGCCATCAATACATTCATGGCTTGTGGTGGTCTTGGACCTAAACAGGAAGAGAACGAAGTTGGCGACTCAACAGTCACTAATCGCTCTATTGCCTGGCAAGCTCCGGACGACAAAGAAACAAACTGGTTCAAACTCACAGCTTGGAATGAGAACTCTAAACAGCTTTCTGAGCTACCCAACGGTACTCCCACGATCGCCGTGGGTCGTGTAAGCACAAGCGAAAAAGACGAAAAACAGTATCTGAATTACTCAGTAGATCAGATACTTTATCTTCCTAAGGGCACGAAGTCCGCGCCCAAGAAAGCAGCAGACCCTGAAAAAGGGCAAGTCTCTGCAGCGGCTCTCGGTTCAATCAACTTCTCTCTGTGATCAATCATGGTTTTTATTGCAGGAAAATTTGCGGCTGATGAAATTCTTTGTCAGGTCCCGCCCCACACTCTCCGCATCGATCTTCAGCAGCGTCGCTGGAAATCCGATAACGATCCGGATTCCGCGATCACCGACGCAAACGACAACGGCATCCCTATTGAATTCGTGTTGCTCGGGTTTACTCCCTTTTATGGGAACCTCGGCATGCGAAACCACGAAGAATTCATTCGGATTGCTTACATTGGTGTGTCTCCTTCACATCGTTTGCTTCCTCCTCGATGCGTTTCGACTAGCGTTATTAGCGGTAAGAGCAGTCAAAAGAACTTTATTTCTTACTTCCAGACGCTCTACAACAACCGCATCAACGTTGCGGAGGTGGTGACAACTACCAAGTTTGTGCAGCGTAGCTTTACTCAAACAGACCCTGCAACGGGAGCTGATACAGGTAAGGTTAACTACAACGTCTTAGAATTTTTAGATAGGCCAGTTAACGGCAAGGATGAAGAATTACTTATTAAAGATATTTCGACGTGGCTCAATGGTGATGGAGGAGAGCTGGTATCAGCTGCACTTCGTTCTCATATCTCCGGTGCGAATTTGGTTGAACTACCTCTCGGGTCGGACCACGGTGCAATTAAAGCTGCTTTCGACGAACAGCATCCGAAGCTTGAAGGCGACAAGGCTGTGGGGCTCGCTGCTCTGCCTGCAGGCGCTGGTGAGCCAAAATCAGAGCCACCAGCACCCAAATCAGACAAGCCCAAAGAGCTGACTCAGGAGCAGAAGGACGCTCTCAAAGCTGCTGGTTTAGAGATCTAAACTGGTAAAGGAAGGGCAAACCTGCTAGACGGGGTCGCTTCGGCGGCCCTTTTATTTTGTAAAAAGTTCATGCAAAGGAGGTAATTCGTATCCATCAGATGATATACGGCGAGCAAGATTTTTAAAAAGCATTTTTTGTATCAAGTAATTAGCATGTACTAAATCCAGCACTTCATATAACGTTTCTACATCTCTCAGTTCCTTAGCTTTGTTCATAAACTTCGTGTGGTAAAACTCTGTGTCAACTGACATATAATTTCGTAAACGATCGACAAGATTAGACTCCATGAGTTTTTACAAAGTTCCAAATTATATCTTCAATCCTATTGCCGATCGAAATATCTGCGAAGGGCAAATTGTACTACCTCTCGATACGACAGGAGAGCTAAAAGAACAATTAAACAAATGCGGACTCACCAACATAATCACTGCAAGTGATGAGACCTCTTACATGGATCGCGACTGGTGGAACAAGCTCCCGGAGTTCGACTGGGCAGTAGCCATAACTCAAGGGATTGGTAAGACAGTTGACTGGGTCTTAGAACCCAGCTACGAGCTTGCAAAAAAAGGTCTAGTAATTCTTGATAGGTTGACTTTCTTAGAGCCCACGCGGGATCGTTCAGACTTCTTAACGTCAAAACCTTTATCGAATCTGATCATTTTAAACCCGCGACCGAAATTTCGTGCGGACCAAACAAAATCAAAGGACTCTGTAACTTCTGCGTGGTTTGTGTTTAGCAAAACTCACGACCGTAAAGATGGAACAAACATTGAATACGAGGTAAGCTGGCAGCGACCAAGATCATTTACTTGAAAATGAAAGGACGACTGCAGCTACTGATGACGGAGTATTTAGAAGCCCAGCGGGAAACAAACAGGAATCTCGAAAAAATTGCTGCGCTCATGATCAGCAATCAGTTGTTGCAGGAGTGCGTCGACTACCAAGGGAATACTCGCGAAGCGGATGCTATAGCAGAACTCGTAGCTGATTCATTCTCAGCAGGTCTGTGTTTATTAAACGAACTAGAACAAAGAAACAAAGATTACGATTACCATAAACGAGAATTTTTCGTCGACGATGAAGAAGACGAAGATGACGACGAGGGTATAGCATTAAGTTCGCTTTAGAATAAACGAAGCTAGCAAGATATCTTGGACACTAGAAAAACTATAAACGGATTACGTCACTATAAGTGCCCAGGAGTACCTGACTATCTTCCTTCGGTCACATCAATTTTAAGTGCTACACAATCTGCAAAAACTCAACAAAAACTAGCGCACTGGAATGTCATGAATCCTGGTGCGGCAGATGCTGCTGCGGCACGAGGAACATGGATACACGAGGCAACTGAAAATCACATTCGAGGTTTAAAGGTAGTACCACCCGAAAAATATGCACCTTTCTGGAAAGGTGTTCCAGAACGTTTAGATAACCTGCTCGAAGGAGGCAGAGTTCTCTGGTCTGAGCGGCCTTATAATCAACCACGCTGGTCTAAGTATGTTGGTGACGACGGCGTAGGACGAATCTTTTACTACGACTCCAACTCTGGTCAAGGGTACGCCGGTTGCTGCGACCTTATTTATATGGATAACAATGCTGAAATTATTCTTGCCGACTTTAAAACTTCGGCAGGTCCGTACAGTGCGCGTTTCCCTAAAAAAGATCTAAATATAGACGAAAAAACTAAGAAAGCGCTTATATCTGGAGTGTTTAAAGTTAAAAAAACTAGACTACAATTAGCTGCTTATAAGTTAGCAGCTGAAGCATGTTTAGGGATTAAAATTAATAAGACTCAGATTATTGTGAGCACCGCTCTCGATGAATACGAGACACAAGTGTTTACATTTGGTGAAACTGAAGTAGAGAAGGACGAAGCGGCCTGGCTGCAACTCGTTGATAAATTCTTTACCGAGGTGCGACCAGCTCAAGCAGCCTGAAGACTGCGTGAAGCTTCCCTCAAAGGAGTTGTCAGCGCGGCCAACTCAGGCATAATGTTAGGACCGTGCAAGACCTATGAACTTCATTTGCTCCATCAACGCTAAGGTAGTAGGTGCTCTAGATAAAAGAACAGGTAAGATAGAAGCAGGTGGAGACTTTTCAGCTTTTAATTCTGGTTGGCAGCACAAAAAATTATCTGCTCAAGAAATAGCAAAACAGATCAAAGAAAGGAAGGGTCTTTGTGCGTGGCATCTTGTAGACGGCAAACGAGAGAAAGATAACACTCATCCAATCGAGGCTGGCCTCATAATTATTGACATTGACAATCAAGCAGACGGTAAAGACAAAGATGGTAATAAAATCCAAAAGCAAGAGCTTACGTGGGAACAGGCTAAACAACTTGAAATCAGTAAAAAATATCTGTCACTAGCTTACAACTCTCCGTCAGGAACAGAAACATGGCCTCGTTTCAGGCTTGTTTTTGGTTTAGAGAAACCAATTATCGATCCTGATTTTTATCAATGGTTTGTTCGAGCAATAGCAAAAGATATCCCTGGCTCCGATATTCGTGCCACGGCGGCTGTTAATCTTTTCTACGGTGCGAAAGACGATAAAGATATTCTGTACGTTTCAGACAAATTTATTCCTGTAAAAAAAATAGATGAAGCTCTTAAAGTCTATTCATCTTTACCGCCTGAAGATAAAGGAGATAAAGCTGATGTAGTCGCCGCTCTTACTGATATTGATATAAGTGATGAAGGTGTTGATATTAAAAAACTTTTGTCAAGGTCAGTTAAAAATATTATTGATGGTGAACCAGTTGATGATAGGTCTGCTGCGGTAACAAGAGCCGTTAAGGAAATTCTTGGTTGGGTCAACTGGCTGCGAACCAACAGCATTTCTACGTGCGTCTCACCATTGACAGTAGCACACAGTGCGTTCTATGCTGTCTATGCGTATCCCCCGGAGGTAGACAGCAAATTCACCCGCATCGTTGAAAGCAT